GAGGGGGGGGTAGCGGGAGGAGCCTTTAGAGGCTCTGGCGCGGGTTTGGGCGCAAGGCCCATTTTTTCGGCCTCAGGCCGATTTTTCTCGTCGCCGAGAAAGGTGAGTAGCTCTTTCGGGTTATTACCGAAGCGCTCACGAATGGAGCTTGGCAGTTCAGCGAAAGCAGTTTGAGCCTGAGCAACGACATTCATTGCCGTAGCGAAGTCGTGATCGGACGTATCCAAATATTGAGGTTCAGCGCGATTGACGTAGTCCAACATGCCCGAGGTCTGAAACCTAGCCATGATGACATTGATATCGCATTCGTCCTTGAAGGACTGTTTGGTACGAGAAGGCAACTCGAAGAAGAGAGCGTTCTCGTCTTGGTGGCACTTGCCAGTAAAGGCGTGCCTAACGGTAGGGAGGCGGCTCATGGGGGCCTCGTCCGGGTTGGTTGTGATTGGGGGCATTTTTGGGACCTTTTCCTTTCAGAGAGTTGAGGAACTCAGTTATGTCCGGCATGGACTCTTTGATGTAGCGGCCGATGACATTGGCGCGGCCTGGAGTGGTTTTGAAGTAAGAGCCGAGGATTCGGCCCTGTTCCTCGTCACCGAGGTTTTTTTGAATGACTTGCATAGCGACCTCGATTTGGGTCGCAGTTAGTCCGGTCTCCTGAATGATTTTGTGAACGAGTTCATTGTTAACAGCCACTTGTGACATGGACTGTCTAGCCGAGGCATTAGCCTGGCCCGCCTGGGACCGTAAAAGGTCACCCGTGAGCGGGATATTTGGCAGACCAAGATTAAGGGCGTGTTGCTGGGCCTCAGCGAGACCCGTACGTGTACGGGATTCCTGGGCCTCAGCGGACGCTTTGTCAGCTTGCGCCATATTGAGAAAGACAGTAGAGCGGCTTTGAGAAGCAGAGGCATTGAGGTTCTCCTCTTGAGCCCTCATGACCTTGACCTCTTGACCAGTGCGGTAGACGTCTTTTGCAGCGCTGATAGCGCCGGTCCCAACGTCCTTGTATTCATAGCTGGCGCCCTGAGGGGTTGAAGCGCCGCCAAGTTTGGCCGAGAGCATAGGGTTAAGACCCGCCTCCTTAAGGTCGAGTACTTCGCGCTGATGAGCGGTAGACGACATGTCGTCCTGGAAGGCCATTTGCTTTTCAGTGCTTTTCGCACTTTTGTTGTTTGCGTAGGCAGAGCTGGCCGCCGAAGCTGTGCCAGCAATCGCAGCCGCGATGATGAGATCGTCTATGACGAACATGATTAGAAGTGGTCGATATAACCCGGCACACCGTAGGTAGGCATTGGCCGGGTGCACTTCATTCGAATATACGAATCGAAGAGAAAGTGCGGTTCAGAAGGGACCGCGACAACGCGATCGACCGGAGGATTTTCAACGATGAATTCCTCGTTGAGTACAGGCAGCGTAGCGAACTGCTGTGAGAGATGCCAGGCATCGAGAGTGCCAGCGGCACTTGACCGGAAAAGTCCGGTGATGACTGAGGGCTTGTAGCGGTATTCGGCATAACGTTCTTGGTAGCCGAAAACCTGATTGTTGGTGACATCGTCACCAGTGTTGAAGATTTCCTTGTTCAAAACGGCCTGCTCGCCAATGTGCGAGAGAGCGGGCCAGTAGTAGTCGAACCTGGTCCGCCTGGAGAACATGCGGTTAATGCCGTTTTGGTAGGTGAGGTCCGCACGGACGCTCACGAGTCCGATGATGATGCAGTGCTCGGTGAAGGAAGCGGTGAAGCCGTGTCCAGAGAGAACGGCAGTTCCAATTGCAGCAAGGTTGCCCTGAGGTGTGGGTGTATAGCCGGCAGCGGAGGCAGTGCCGGACGTTTGCGGGACCGGAGAGATGTTGACCGGGCTGGAGCCACCGCCAAGGTATTCAGGCCTTTGCTGGCGCGCATCAGGGGAGGTAACTCCGAAGTGCGCTTTGAGGATTTCGATGTAGCGGGTCCCGCCTCGCGCGTCGCGCTCGAAGATTTTTTGGACTTGGAAGGCTTGGCGGATGGAGTTGATCGTGGCAGCGGTGGCGCTGGACAGGTCAGCGTAAAGGCCGGTGTTTCCCGCCCATAGAGCATTGCCACTTGGGTTAGGGACAGCGGATTTCCAGAATCCGTTGGCATCGTTGAAGACGTTTTGCGGCGTGCCATCGACGTTAGTTCCCCATGTAAAGGGTGTGCCATTGGCCTCGACAGGTGCGAAGCCGCCAAGAGGGATAGTGACCCCTGGGCCCTTTTGTGGCCAGGGGAGACATGAAGTGAAGTAGTCGTGCCGCTTGCCGCGGCGACGAAGTGTGAAGTTTGAGTCAGGGTCCGGGCCGTCGCCGAAGCCGACCGGCGCGTGTTCCTGCAGGTTCTGGTCGCGGTACCACTCGTTCCAGATCATGTTGTAAGCACGACCGAAGAGCGCAGAGACAGAGAAGCCGACTTGTCCCGGGCCTACAGGAAGGCCGAAATGGTCGTACAAGGAACCGAGTGCGAAGCCATCGAGAGGCGGGTACACCTGAGGAATGATGTAGTCGGTGGAGTCACCGGGATCGACCTGCTCGCCATTAAAGCGTTTCCAGTTTTCCCAGAGCAGCCGAACAGGCACGGAGAAGAACTGGGTTTCCATGAACATGTTGTCCATGATCGGAAAGATGGGCGTAGCGAGCCGGGCAAAGCCGGTCATTTTGACGTTGAAAGTATCGCCCGGGAGGGCCTCGTCAACGAGGATGGGGACAAGGTAGCCCGCATCGAAGGTAGTTTTATGACCGTGTGAACGGTCGAAGGTAGAACGCGGAATTTCAGCTTTCGGCACTTGCGAAAAGCTGTGGGTCATGACGGAAGGCATCTTAGACATGGTCGGACTCCTGGGCCACCGCCAGATCGTCAAGATGGCGGATGGTGTGAATGATGGTTGGAACTGATTGGTCGATGATTCCAGTGGTGAGGGACATACGACCGATACGCACGACCGAAAGGGCGTGCAAGGCGATGACCTGGTGTGCAAATGACTTGTCGGTAGCCAGTGCATTGTTGAGCGACAAGATGGCGTTCTCGTCGTCGAAGAACGCCTGCGGAAGAAAGACAGCATCGCCCGTGGTGAGAGCGTAGATGTGGACGTACTTAAGTACATCCTCAGATCCGGGTGCAGGGATATCAGAGGTAGTCATATTTGGTCGCGTTTGTGAGATTGAGAAAAGCGGGCGGAAAAGACTTCTTTTCGCACCGCAAGGCGGTGAGGCGTAGCCTCGGATTTGTTTTCAGGTAGTTGAGCCTCCTTTTTGCGCTTTTCGATGATCTGAGCATGGAGCTCAGGATTGATTTTTTTTAGTTGCTTGTCGTAGTAGGCCGGGACGGAATGCTCCTTGCCATCGACAACGACGAAGTCGTCGGGGTATAGATCGGTGTGGAACCGTTTGAACCAGCCGAGCCCTACGGCGGGTTTTGTGCTGCACAGCATGAATTCTGGTTGCTTGCCGCCGTAGTGAGTTTTGGCCAGGTCACCAGTTATTTTTTTGATCGTGTACTGCGAGCAGTAAGCCGCAGTTGTGTAGGTGACCGAGCCAGAGGTACACAGGCCCATTCCCCAGAGTTTGTCAAGTTTGTCAGACTTGAATAGCGGGTTTGTATGGTCCCCTTTGTATTGTTTTTTGTCGGCCCAATCATGGCCGAAGATGAGCGCATGGTAGTGGGGCCTTTGTAGTTGCTCGCCGTATTCGCCGCAGGCGAAATAAGAGATTCGGGTTTTGGGAAGAGACTTGCGTAGACGTTTGAAGAACAGTTGTAGGTGTTTTTTGTTTAGGTTGTGATTTTCGGGGATGAATTGATCGGAGTAGGTGAGAGTGACGAAGCAGTTGAGTGGATGTAGTTGAGCCTCATGCATACAGCGAGCGGCCCACATGCGAGACCGTGAGACTTTGCAGCCGATGCATTTACCGCACGGCAGCGGAATTGGTTGATGAGCGTAGCCAGCGCGAGAGTCGAAGGTGATGCCCCCCCCTGGAGCCTTGAAGGCAGAGAGAGGGGCGTAGCAGGTCACAGCCTGATACCTCCGCGCATGGGAGTGGTTTGCAGATTTTTTTTGTGAGTGCGACCAGCGGTCGCGGAAAAGAGCTTCCGGGATTTGCCCCGGGACATGGGTTGACGCTTTTTCATGGGGAAGGATCCTGTTGGTTAGGGGGTTGTAGTTGAACCGTTCCAGGGGAAGGTGTCAACTGGAAGATTGATATCAAGAATTCAATCTTAGAGGCCGGTAACGGCCTGGGGTGCGCAGCCGCGCACGTTTGTCATGGGGGCGTTGCCCCCATACCCCAATACCGTTTGACATGAAAAAGGCCCCAGCAAGGGGCCTTTTCAACGGTTTGAGGGGGGTTTAAGCCGCAGGTGAGGGGGGG